AAATGTTAAAAAAAGTTAAAATAGGTATTTTTTTGTCTGTAATGTTGCTTATTAAGCAACTATTTGATACCTTTAATATGTGATAATCAACTAATTAACTGAACGATGACAATGACGACAATTTCCCCCGAACTGAGAGAGAGAATTCAGGATGTGTTAGACGGAGATAACATTCTCGGTCTTCCATGGCTCCAGTTTTCGCCTGGCGAGTGCGATGCAATAGCCAGAAACCTTTTGAGGTACCACGCAGAGAACGAGATCACAGACGAGTTGATCGAGAGTGAAGTCGAGATTTTCTATAACGCATAACCAAAACCGATACAGCAATGAAGACACAAGCAGCACAGTGCGCAGCATCAGTCAGGAGAGACCTGAAAGAATTATTCCCGGGAGTGAAGTTCTCGGTCAAGTGCCACAACTATTCCGGAGGCGATTCAGTATATGTGGACTGGTATGATGGACCGACAGAGAAAGAGGTCGCTCCGCACCTGTACAAGTACGAGAAGGGTCATTTCAACGGCATGGAAGATATTTACGAGTACTCGAACCTGAACGGGGATATTCCACAGACGAAGTACCTGTTTTGCAAGAGGGAGATGAGCCCGGAGACGAGGCAGAACCTTGAACCACAGGCGGAGAAGATCTACAATGCGATGTGTGAGGATATCAGGAGATACCTTCATGCTCCGCACACTTTCCTGCACCGGATTTTTTACAAGGCGTCACTGAAGCCGGGAGAAGTTGGAAGGCAGATTGTCCATCTGGACGTTACAGCCGGTATGATTGAAGACTTTTACGCAATAACAGCCTGAGATATGTCAGAAAAGATCATTGAATTGGCCAAGAAGGTCAAGGCCCTGGCGGAACAGGGGACGGCCGGCGAGAAAGCCGCTGCTGAAGGAAGGCTCAAATTCCTGATGGAGAAGTACGGATTTACAGCAGAGGACATTGAGAGCGAGAAGAAGAACAAGGCATTCTTTGCCTACAAGAACGGGCAGAAGTGGCTTGTGCACCAGATCATAGCAAATGTTTTGGGGAAGGGTGCAGATATCTACATTATGAAGGGAAGCCATAAAAACGAGTGCCATATTTACAGTACTGCGGCAGAGGAGATCGAGATCAGAGCAAAGATCGAGCATTTCACAAGGGCGTTCGAGAGGGATCTGCGAACATTCCAGAGTGCATTCATTTTCAGGAATGAGTTGCTCCCGAAGGATGCCGGAACCATGGACGGGTCAAAGATGTCAGAGAAGCAGAAGGAGGAGATCAATCGTGTCCTTGGAATGATGGACGGAGTGCAGAAATCAGAGTACAGAAAGCAATTGGAGGGCAAGAGACATGAGTAAGGGAAAGAGGTTTGTATGTAGAGAGTGCGGTTCAAGCGCAGTGCTGTTTGACGCTTATGTGACATGGGACGAGGTGTTTCAGGCAATGCAGATTGTCAATGTGTTCGACGATGCCAGGTGTGACGAATGTGATGGGGAGTGTTATTACGATGAGGTTGAAATAGTGGATAACGAGATTGTGGCTGAAGGTAAGGAGGAGACGAGAAAGCTGTTGCTTCAGCATGGGTTCACCAGAAACCCGAATTCATATTTCAGTTCGTATTCAGGCGAGTTCATGCCAGATGTCGAGAGGTGGAATAACCATATAACAAAGCCGAAAGATCCTGCGGCATTGAGCCGCTTTGAAGGTGTAAATCCGACTGACGCAGGATTTGAAGTGATCTTCGACCACGGACGGCTTGCAGAGACTTCGGTACTCCGGTTTCCGAGATATGGCACAGAGGAGGACTACAAAGGAGCGTTCGAAAGGCTGATGCTATTCATCGTGACGCATTATGAGTTTGAGCCAGGGATGCCGGGTTTCATGTTCGGGGACTGATAGTCGATAAGACGCTGAAGGAGAGGGGCTAAAGGCCCCTTTCTTATATGTTAAAAAATGTTAAAACGCTGAAAATAAATGTGGCAACTATTGCTTAATAGTCTATATTTTGTAACTTTATTATGTGATAATCAAACACTTAAACCAACAAGTTATGATAACGAAAGAGAAAGAAATCAAGTTGCTCGAGGAACTGGTAGCCGGAGACAACTATTTCGCAGAGTATTTCAAGAAAGACCTGGAACAGATGGTCTCGAACATCAGGAACGATTTTCCGATTGAGCATGGTACCCTGTTTAGCATGGACGGAGAGAACCAGAGGCAGATCAATGAGCATCTGAAAGCAGCACACAGAGATGAGGTCGCGAATCTTAAAGAGGCACATGAAGATGACGTTCATACGATCCTGGCCGCGTCGCTCGAGTTTGCAAACAACTTCGAGAGGTTGGAAGAAGAGGCTATCAAGTGGATTGGACGTAATGAGGTCATTAGGATGAAGAGGGGACTTTCCATTGAGTTGAGTTCCGCTGACATTGATTACCTGATCTCAAACCTGAAGTAAGCCATGGAAATGACGGTAAGCAATATTAACAGGTGCCTGACCTCAGACCCGTTTTCAAATGGCCGGCAGTACTTCCATTTGGACCCGGAGCAGTTGGCAGTCATAGAGAAGGCAGAGAAGTCCGGTTACATACACCGCAGTTCACAGACACAGGCAAACTGGACAATATGTGGACTTGCAAAAGCCATGAGAGAACTTCCAGCGTGAGAGCCATGAAAGCAGTCGAGATCTATAACAAACTGGTATCTGAGGGCCAGGAGACAGCAGCCTCAGAGTTGAAGTTCAGAACCATGAATTTCGAGAAGAAGAGCCTGTTTATCGGTGACGGAGATGACGTGGCTTATGAAACTGACCTGGCGTTCCGCCTGATGGATTTGACCAAGTGGGCGAACCGCAAGAATGGATTTGTAGCATTGTTTAACTGAGTATAAACCTTAAATGTAACGTGATGAAAGAGACAATCAAAAAAATGGAAGACCTGTTGGGCCACCTTCAGGAGAAAATCGAAGAGAGAACCAACACCTATGACAGCCGGTCAGAGAAATGGCAGGAGTCCGAGAAAGGCGAAGAGTATCAGGAGAAGACGGACAGACTGCAGGAAATGGCAGATGAAGTCGAGGAATGGATCAATGAACTAACCGAAGAATAACCTTAAACCCGTATTGAGATGAGCGAAATTGTTGACGTTTTGGTAAAGAGAGACGGCATTTCCAAGAAGGAAGCCGAGGAACAGATTGCAGAAATCCGCGAGAGGATTTACAGCGGAGAGATCGATGCGTTTGATATCGATGATGTGATGATGGACGAGTTGGGCCTGGAACCCGACTATATTGAGGAATTGCTTGGACTGTAGAAGGAGACCGGTATGAAAGAGTACAAGTCGCATATATCGGAGATCACCCTGAAATACAAGTCAGGTGACATCAAGAAGGTACAGCTGAAGTCAAGCAGGGATGCTGCTGACTACATGAAGTTAATGTTTGACGCGGATTCCATGGAGATAATGGAGAGCTTCATTGTTCTGTACCTGAACAGGTCGAATAACTCAATCGGATGGCTGAAAGTGTCCCAGGGAGGTATCAGCGGAACCGTTGTTGATGTGAGGCTGGTCCTTGCAACAGCCCTGAAGTGCGGAGCATCAGGTATGATCGTTTCCCACAATCACCCTTCCGGTAATACCAACCCGAGCGACTCCGATGTAAGATTGACCAGAAAGATCAAAGAATCTGGAACAATTATGGATATTCAGCTTTTGGATCACTTAATTTTGACGGAAAGCGGAGACTATTACAGCTTCGCAGACGAAGGGATGCTGTAAACCAGTGCTTTATTTATTTGGAGAAAGTATTGCTTAATCGGCAATACTTTTTTTATTTTGTCGTTAGGAGCTTGTGCATCTTTGCCACAGTCATCGTTCCTGATACGGTTTAAGGTTATGGTAGGGAGCCTGTTGGCCAAGCTAACGGGCTCTTACTTAACATAAAACGTAGAACAGATGGAAGTAATCCAGAAATTGAAACCCAAAGCGGCATCTCTGGGGTTCAACGACAAAGAACTGGAGGCTGTAGCAAACCAGATCAAAGCTACTCTGCCAGAAAATGCCACAGACGAGCAGATAGACGCAGCAATCGAAGCGGCTATCCCTTATTTAAAGGTCACTCAGACAGCGGTCACACGGATAGTGAACGCTAAGAAGAAAGAGGGACATCAGGAACCACCCGCCGGGTCACACGAACCGGGCAAGAAGGGGGGCGAAAATCAGAACGGAGAAGAGGACGAAGAGCCTGCATGGTTTAAGAAGTTCCGTACCGCACAGGAGGAACGACTTGCAGCAATAGAGCAGGCAAATGTCACCAAGAGCAGGCGAACGGTTTTTGAGGAGTTGGTAAAAGAACTCCCGGAGAAAACCAAAGCTTCGAAACTCAAAGACTTTGACCGCATGGCGTTCAAGGATGACGCAGACTTCGAGGCTTACAAGGCTGAAGTTGTGGCAGATGTCACAGCAATAAAGCAGGAGCTTGCAGATGCCGGTCTGAGTAAGTTCAGGGCCCCGGGATCAGGAGATCCGGCGAAAACGTCAGAGGATGCGTTCGTGAGCGAGATGGCTGAGATCAACAGGCAAGAGACAAAAAACTGATTATTAATTAATTGTCATGGACTACAAAGAAACCGCTCAGAGTGGTAACAGCTATTCCCACATGTGGGATGTTGAAACCACACGTGAATTCGAGGGCGGCTTTTTGTTTGATAAGACAACCGTTCCTTCGGGAACGCTGAAGCTACCGAAAGGTGTGTTTCTGAAGGTTGATCATACCGAACGGAAGGCAACCCTTGTGAAGACTGCAGTTCTGGCTGCTGCTATTACAGCAGAGTCAACTGAAGTCAGGATTGAAAAAGGGTCTATGCTGCTTGCTACAGACGTTATCGGCATCGGAAGTGCCGCAGTAACTGTAGGAGCCATAGACAGCTCTGAAGAAGACTACGACAGCTTTGACATCGTGGCCGAATCTCTCGGAACAGCAGCCTCAGGAGCAATCCTGCAGACTTATGATTCCGCCGGTGCAACCGGTAAGGTAGCAGTTAACCCTGACGGGCTTAACTACAGGGAGATTGACCTTGACGCTCAGCCGAGCTGTTCAGTCATATACGAGGCAAGAGGAATTGTTGTATCGAGGCTGCCCCAGGCAATCACGACCGCAATCAAAACCGCACTGAAATTCATGCAGTTCATAGGCTAAGAACATGGAATCAATACTTGAACTTATCCAGAAGCCCCGCGCGTTTGATGCTTTCATCAATGAAAACATGAAAACGTCCACCTACAAGGTAGGCTGGGATGCGGAGATGGATGTGGAGTACGAAGCATCCAAGAACTGGGCCGCCGCAACTGCAGAACACGCAGCAGCAATGCTCGGTACAGTGATCGACAAAAATGCCGAAAGGCCCAAGCGTGACATGCCGTCAATAGGCGAACTGTCAGGTACTCTCGCCAGGATTGGTGACGAGTGGCAGATCGACAATGACAGGCTGGAGCGTTACTACTTCATGGAAAACCGTTTCCGTGAAAGGTCAGTGAACCTCACGAAAGAGCAGAAGCGCGAGCAGTATGCCAAGATCGTGAAGTACCTGTTCAATCCCTACGAACTCGCAGCGATAGCACCTCACAGACGTATCTGGGCTCAGTACCTGGAAGGTCTGTCAGACGGTCAGATCACTCTGACAAAAACCAACAATGCCGGCGGTATTGTGTGGTCAGCTGCTATCAGCGTGGGTATCACCAAGAACATTCTCCGTGCAACCGACGTGGTGTGGAGCACTGACACCCCTACTACCATGGACGTAATCGGTGTCCTTCAGTACGCTGAAGACATTGCTGATGCAGCCGGGAAGTCGGTAATCAAGCACAGGGTAAGTAAGGCAACCGCCTCTCTGATCACTCAGTCCAAGCAACTGAAGGATCTGGTGCAGTTTAACCTTGGCAGGATCAGTACGAGGACGGCAACCCCGACACTCGGTCTTGACGCTGTCAATACTTACCTGAGCGCTGTCGGACTTGCTCCTATCGAGGTTGTGAACGAGAAGGGTATCCTGAACACAGGTGCCGCTGTATCTCTGTTCAAGGACGGAAGGATCGTTTCACAGTGCGCCCCGAAGGTTGCAGTGCTGAAGGTGTCTGATCCTCTGGAAACGGTTGACCCGATTCCGAACAAGGTGTACACCTCATACAAGGACAACCTCATTTCTCAGTGGAGGAATGACAGAGGCCGGTACGTGGGATACGAAATGTTTGCGTTCCCGGCATTCGTCGGAAACAAGGACGTTTTCATCCTTGACGTAACTCAGAAAGCTGACTCTTAATGACCTATCTGCAAGCCATACGAGAGGATTTACAGCCCTTTCCGGTTTCATCCAATATGATTACACGGAAGTGCGAAAAGCACAGCTTAGCGCCTTCCGCTGAAGTCACAGATGAGGCCAAGGTGCTACTCATTGAGATCGAGCTGCTGTCGCAGATTATCTCATTGGGGAGTGTGTCCGAGGGAGGGGTGAGTAAAACCTTTGACAAGGAGGCCGCGACCATGTTGCTCAAGCGATTGTGTAATGAGGCCGGCCTGGGGGCAAGCAGCTATGTCAAAGAAGCGACGATAACGTTCCTTAAAGATATGTCATGTTAGGGACAATCGCAGCCAAGGTACAATTAGGGGGAGGCAATGACCCGGAAACGGGTCAGCCTATCCCTGTTACCTATGATTGGGGAACTGCGGTTGAGTGCCAGTACAAAGCCATTGAGCTAAGTAACCGGGGGAGATATGCTGATGGAGAGTTTCAGCAGGCATCGTATGTTGTAACGACGGACTCCATGGAGTTTGACGGATCATACATGCTGTTGAAAGACAGCCGCGGAGACGTGGTATGTGAGAAAGAGGTAATCAGCATAGAGCGTCTCGAAGATATCCAGCGAGTGAAAATAGTCCTGTAATGGGAATCAGGAAGCTGACACCAAGGGGAGCCGTTAATACGGCAGTCTTGCAAAAGATCCGCGAAGCGAAGCAAGTGATCCACAGGGCCATGATGCGAGTTGGAGAAGAGTGCGTGAATTACGCCCGGACACACGGCAGTTATTTGGATCAGACTGGCAACCTGAGAAGCTCAGTAGGGTATGCTGTCCTGGACAACGGGAAGATCATTGCGGAGAAAGGATTTGAACAGGTTCGGGAGGGTGCAGAAGGGGTGAAATCCGGAAAGGAGTTCATTAACGAACTCATTTCAAAGAACAGCACAGGAATTGTCCTGATAGTTGTTGCCGGGATGGATTATGCGGCATATGTCGAAGCCAGATCATATGATGTGATATCGGGATCAGAGCTTCAGGCAGAAATTCTGGTGCCAAGGATCATGAAGCAATTAGGATTCAATCTCAAAGCAGCATGAGAAAAGTAGCAGAAAATGTTGAAGCCGACGTGATAGCCCTTATCAATGCAGGTACATTGGACACTACCATTACCGGGGGAGTTTATGCAAGCGGCCAACGTCCTTTCAATTCAAAAGCAGAGGACATAGTGGTTTCGTTTCTCACGGGATTGGATGGTCAGAAGCAGGTGGGTATTGTGAATATCAACGCTTACGTTCCTGATATCCTTTCAGCGGGGAAAAGGCTTGTAAAGAATACTGCGAGGTGTGCCGTTATTGCGAACGAACTGAATGTGTTCAAGAAGTTAATAATGACGTCAAACCTTGCGTTGAGCAGATCCGGATATAAGTTTCTTCCGGATGGAGACATGATACAAACATTTGAGGAGCCTGAAATCAATCAGCACTTCGTCAATCTGAGATTGAAATTTGAATATCTAACAGTTTAAAAATACAAAGAAATGCCTACAGCATGGGGTGAAATTGAAATGTCGGTGGCAGCAACAGGCGAAAATGACGCCATGGGAACGCCGCTGGTCTCGCTCGGTTATATCAAGGAGGATTCTCTGGCGATAGAAACTGAAGATGGAGAAATGATGCAGCTTTTTGGTACCGGTCACGTCCTGGTGGACGAGCAGGGAAGTGAGCCTTCGCTGAGAGTTAAGGGGACCCTCGTTGGAATTACTAAGGCAAAGCAGTTCTGGGATATGGGAAGCGAACCGAACTCAGGAAGGGTTGAGTCCTTTGTGACAACAGGGAACTACTCAGTTAAGTTCGCATCAAAAGTCGTAGGTTCAGATACCTTCGAAGCGCCCAAGTGTAAGATTGCCGCCAAGCCTCTTTTCAGCGAGAAAGAGGGATGGACGGTTGAGCTTACAATAACAGTCCTGAAGGGACAGGGTGGCTACTTCTTCAACTTCGGAACAGTATCAGCATCGTAGTATGGAGCCGGTAGCAAAACAAGCTGCCGACGCCTTGCTTCAGAAAGGTGGTGTAATGAGAATCGGGGGTGCAGTTTATACAGTTGCACCTCCGACCATTGCCACGCTTGCGAGGGTCTCGGCAATCGTCGCGGAAATGCCGGCGCAGGATCTTGACGAAAACAAGGTTCTCTCGGAATCACTGAGAATTGCAAAGGATGTTGCGAAGCCGGTTGCCAGAATCATGGCGACACTTATTGTTGGGGAGAAAAGACCGGGCCTGAGAAGCATCAAGGACGAAATCAGGTTGAGGAAGATAGCAGATCATATTTACAGATCAGCTTCGCCAAATGAAATCAGGGAACTCCTTACAAGATTATTGCAGCACCAGGAGGTCGGCAGTTTTTTCGGGCTTACTGCTTTCCTATTGGAAGTCGGGATCACAAAGCCGACGAGGGAAGCAGAAACGACAGCATCTGGGCCACAATCGCAAGCATAGTTAAATGGTACGGGCTCGACTATGAGTACGTGCTTTACGAGTTGAGTTTTGTGAATGTCATCATGTTGAATGCAGTAATCCCTTCGACGGATTATGATTCAAAGGATGACAAAAAGAAGGTGAAAAAGGAGAAAGTACCGGAGAAAATGAGCTTCGGGAAGTTTCTTAAAAAAGCAAAATCCCTTTCCGGTAATGAATAACTCAGGCGGCAAAGAATGGTATGGAATAGGTCTGGACACTTCACAATTTCAGAAGGAGGCACAGACTGTAGTCAATGATTTTCACCGCATTGACGCAGAGGCCGGCGTCGCCAGTAAGGGAATTGACAAATCGTTCAGCATGGCTGCAAAGGCAATCGGTGGATTACTTACGATAGCTGCAGCGAAGGGATTTGTAGATCAGGTTGCGAAGATCCGCGGAGAGTTCCAACAGCTTGAAATTGCCTTCTCTACTATGCTCGGGAGTGAAGAGAAAGCAATGGGGCTGATGAACCAGCTTACCAGAACAGCGGCCAGGACCCCGTTTGATCTTACAGGGGTGGCCACAGGAGCAAAGCAATTACTGGCATACGGGTTTGAATTGGAGAAGGTCAATGATGAGTTGCTCATGCTCGGGGATATTGCTTCGGGCGTTGGAGCGCCTCTGAATGACCTTACTTACCTGTACGGTACCCTTCGGGCCAGTGGAAGGGTAATGACCGTTGATATCCGCCAGTTTGCCGGCAGGGGTATTCCGATTTACGAAGAGCTTTCGAAGGTCCTCAATGTTACCGTCAAGCAGTTGCAGGATATGGTTACAGCCGGCAAGGTGAGTTTTGCAGATGTGCAGAAGGCTTTCCAGAACATGACTGCCGAGGGAGGCAAGTTCAATAACCTCATGGAGAAGCAGGCTCAAAGCATCGTGGGGCTGAAGTCGAACCTGGGAGATGCTATTGACATGGCCGCAAACGACCTTGGCAAGAAGCTGGAGCCGGCTATACAGAAGGTTTTACAGGGTGGAATAGATCTCGCCGAAAATTATGAGGAAGTCGGAAGGACCATAGGTGAGCTGATCGCAATTTATGGCACTTACCGGGCGACCCTGCTTGTTTTAATGGCCGTTCAGAGATTGCACCGCCAGGTGTTGCGTCAGGCAGTACTGGAAAAGAGACTGGCGGCCGCAGCCTCAATTACCCTCAGTAATGCTGAAGCTGCAGCAGCGGCGAGAACAAAGCTGTTTGCCCTTGCACAGCAGTCGCTTGTTAAATCGCTCAAAGCGGCCAAGGCAGCCATGCTTGCAAATCCCTACATGCTGGTTGCCTCAGCTATTGCCGGAATTGCCTATGCGATATACAAGGTAGCTACTTCGAAGAATGAACTGGAGAAGGCCACGGATCGCATGAAGGATGCAATGAAAGAGTCCGAAAAGGGAGCCCTTTCAGAGCAGAGAGAGCTTGCCCGGTTAAAGTCTGAACTCGAGGCCGCAAAGAAGGGCACTGAAGAGTATGAGACGATCAAGGACCAGATAGTCAAGAATTACGGCAAATACGATAAAACTCTCTCTGACGAGATAGAACAGGTCGGACTTCTGGACACTAAATATCAATCCCTTACCCAAAGTATTCAGGATTCATTCAATGCAAGGCAGTTCACCAAGTTCATGGATGAGCAGACAACGGCCCTGGAGGATGTAATGTCGGACAATCTGAACGAGATCTATGAGAAGTTGACGAAGAAGTTTGGGACCGGGCTGGGTGGTAAGTATTATTCTATGGTCAAGGCTGCTATTCTGGAGGGCAATAAAACGTCCCTTCAGATACAGGATATCATTCATAATTACGAGAATGAGTCAAATGACATTCCGTCAATAAAGCGATTCATCGACAATATCCAAGAGGCTATCAAGGCCACGGAAGAAGCCGAAAATAAGGCCAGGACAATGTTTGGCGTTTTCGGATCAGGGAAGACGGATGGAGCAGGCCCGGGCGAAGGAGCTGCTGAGGAATTAAGAAATAAGGCATACTGGGAGAAGCAGAAGGAGGACGCTCAGGCGGCTCTGGACGCTCTCGAATCACTGAAACAGGGTACAGACGAATGGAAGGAGTACCAGAAGCAGATAATCGAGGCACAGGCGGAGATTGACAAGTATGCCGTGCAGAAGGGTGGAACGGGAGACAAAATTTCAAAGCAGGAGGTTGCAGACCGGTTGGCAGATATTCAGGAGGCCAAGAACCGTCTGAGGGAGGCTGAAATTGATGCTCAGTACGAGATATGGCAAGCCAAGGTTGACGCCATGAAGGACGGGTATGACAAGGAAAGAGCCCAGATAGAGCTGAACTACCAGAAGACCATGACGGAGAACCGCCGTCTTGCTGAACAACTGGTGAAGTCGCAGCAGGATATCGAGAGGAAGGAATGGGAGTCAAAGTACCCTGACTGGAAGGAGAAGGGAATGAGGTTTACGCCTTCGACCACAAAAGTAACAGACCTGGCTCAGAATCAACAGGAACAGATTGCAGAAAGGGACAGAAGGGCCAATGATGCAAAACTGAAGGCAGAGGACGATTTAGTCCAGGTGCTGCTGACAAAATATGCTGACTATACAGCACAACGCACAGAGCTTGAACGCAAGTATAACGATGATCTAAGATCGCTTCAGGAGTCGAGGACTGAAGAAAACGCAGCGGCAGTTGACAAGGCTATTGAAGAGGTCAAGAGACAGATGAATGAGTCGCTTGCTGATCTGGACTTCGGAGAATTCAAGGAGGGAGATCTGTATGAGAAGATGTTTACTGATCTCGAAAGGGTTGGAACAGCAACTCTGAGAAAGATCCTTGAGGAAGCTGAAAAGGTCAATACAACAGCATGGAATCCTGAGGATATAAAGGCTTACCAGGCAGCAATAGAGAGGCTGAGGGCAGAACTCAATACACGAAACCCGTTCAAGGCATTGAAAGATGCCTGGAAGGACATGATGGATACTATTGATGGTGACGACAAGGACAAGCTGGTTGGAGCCACAAAAGACATCGAGAGGGCAGTAGAAAAGATCACTGGAGATCTTCAGACCATTGGAGAGGGGATTGGTTCAATGCTCGGTGAGAATGCCGAGTATGCGTCACAGAATATCTCTGATTTGATTGGAGGGTTTGGTGATCTTGCAAAATCTGCAGCGAAGTTCGCATCCGGGGACATACTTGGTGGTATTGCAAGCGCGGTCAAGGGGCTGACAAAGATTGTTGGCATTTTCAAGAGGATAAGAGAGGAGAATGAGAAGATCAAGGAAGAAATGCGTGAATTTTGGGACGAAGCGAGAGCCGGGGAGTTGAAATACCAAATGCTTATTCGTGAGAGGTTAAGAATAGAGCAACAGATTGGTGAAACGACCCTGGGGTATTACCAGAGAATCTCAAAGGAGCTTGAAAAGCAGAGGGCTGCAAGCCAGTCTGATTATGACAAAATGCTGAGACAGTTACAGCAGTTGACCTATGTTGCAGGACAGACAAACATTAGCGGAGGTTTATTCAAGAAGCCACGAATAGAGACAAATTACGGATCGCTGGCCGGCAAGACCTATGAGCAGATCGAAGCGCTATACATGGAAGGAAGGCTGGATGAGAAGGCCCAGAAACTGTTTGAAGGGTTAAGGGCTCTAAGAGAGGAGGGTGTTGATATTGATGAGATGCTTTCAGAGAACGCTGAACGTTTTCAGGAAGCCTTATCAGGCCTGACCTTTGACAGCATGCGTGATTCGTTCATGGCATTCATGGAGGATGGCAGGGTGGAAGCCGGTGAAACCGCTGAGTACATGAGAAAGGTGTTCAGAGATGCTGTCATGAATTCGCTGATGGTAAATCTTTTCGACAGTAAGCTGAGAGACTTGACGGACAGGATTCAGGCTTCAGTCGAAGAAGGAACATTCAATGACCAGTTGAACCAGTTTCAGGACGAGGCCAAGCAAATCGCGGATCAGATTGACGAGGCGCTTATGACCTATAGCGACATATTCGCCGATGTGAAGGAGCAGGAGGCAAGTAGGAGAGGTTTCGAAACAATGTCACAGGATACAGCGAGTGAGCTGAATGGCCGGTTTACAGCCCTGCAGATGTATGGAGCAGAGGTGTCGGCCAGTAGCAGGGTTATTCAGGCAGATATAGCAAGCATGAAGCTGACAAATCAATTGGCGGTTGACAAGCTCATGGAGATCCGTGATATCTCTCTTTCGGGCATTGATTACCTGGCGAAGATCGAGAGAAACACCAGTAAGTTGCATTCTGTTGATGACCGGCTTGCAAAAATCGAAGAAAACACGAGAGGATTATGACGGGGATGTTGTATATCAACGGATATGATGCGTGGACCACGTGGGGCGTATTCCTTGAAGATGGAAGCGAGGACAAGCTGCTTATGGCTGTCCCGTTGAAGGAATACATTGAGAACAAGTCAAGGGCCCAGGACGGTAAGTCAGTGATTGCGACGGCTCCTAAAAGGGATGAGAGGGATGTGACGCTGGTCTTCTGTTTTGCCGGGAATGGCACCTCTTTCGTGACAAGGTACAATCAATTCATGTCACAGCTGTACGCAGGTGCATTAACCATCAGATCGGTCAGGAATAAGATGACCTATAACCTCTTATACCTTCGGTCGACTGCACTTTCGAGTATGACTTACGCAGGGAAGGTGGCGGTAGTCTTTAATGAACCAAATCCAGTAAACAGAACGCCGGATGCTTAACATTTATGACATAGCGGGCAATACCTTGCTTTCGGTCCCTGAGACCGAAGGGTGCGAGCATGTAGCCGAGTTGATGAACGCGGATTATGTGAAGCTCTCATTTGCACTGGCGACGGGTGACACGCTTCCGCAAGGGGCGTATGTGGTTTATAAGGGTGAGACATACCGATTATTTGAACCTTACACCCCGGCAAGGAGTAATGAGGTAGAGTACAAGTATGAGCCGAAGTTTCACTCGAAGGTCATGGGATGGACGTACAAGCCATTCTTCTTTCTTCAAACTGATAGTGGGGTTGTTGTCAGGAGAGAATCGGACTGGTCGCTGACAGGGACTATAGCGGACTTCCTGAACAGAATCGTTGCAAGCATAGCAGATGAGGCAGGGGAGGCATACAGCTTTGACTATGATCTTTCTTTAATTGGCTCGAAGTCGATCCAGTTCCAAGCGGTAGATATCGTTGAAGGTCTGAACATGATTGCCGAGGCATGGGATACAGAATGGTGGGTTAGCAGCACAGTTATTCATTTGAGCCGTTGTGCTCATTCGACTGCCGTAGCATTGACAGTTGGAACGAACGTGGGAGTGCCTACAGTGACGAGAAATGATGAAGGGTACTACACAAGGTTCTATGCCTTTGGATCGACGAGAAACATTCCACAGGATTATACATCAGGATCATCGGCAAGTCATGTGGTGCAAAGGCGCCTGACCCTGCCGGTAGCAACTTGCCCGAATGGATACAAAGATATCAGGGAGGGAATGACTCCGGTGGAGATCAATTCGAAGGTACTGATCTTTGACCACATTTACCCGAAATCAGCATTGACCATTTCGTCAGTAAGGTATGAGACACGATACAGGTATGACGCTGACGGAAACAGGATACAGATTGGAACAGAACCAGGCGGAGACCCCATTTACGAAACCTACAGGGTGTACTTCTTTCAGATAGCAGGATACACGTTTGACTTGGAATCGATCATTGAGGGGAAGACACTTTCAGTCCACTTTGAAACAGGCAACCTGGCGGGGTGGGAGTATGAATTGTCATACAGGCCGGAAGAAGACGAGTTTGAGATCATCATTGATGAGAGTACGGGGTACATTTTGCCTAACGAATTGCTAGCTCCGACAGTTGATGACCAGATAGTTCTGTTTAATATCAGTATGCCGTCAGAGTACACGGCATCTGCGGAGGAAGAGCTTGAAGAAGCCCTTGACGAAGAGATTGAAAGACTTACTTCCGATGTGAGTACTTATCAGGTGAATTCCTACCCGGTGCAGTTCGCATCGTCAGGAATTTCCTTGACAGTTGGTAGGAATGTCAATTTTACCAACGGATCTTCATTTCTCGCAACGAGGGTACTGTCAATTACGGAGAAACTGGATGAGCCGTATACAGTAAGCATAAGGCTTGGAGAGAAGATAACCAAGAAGACCACAAAGAGGCTACAGGAAGAGATTGTTGACGTTAACAAGTCTGTCGAAGCCGTTGCAACCAGATTGCTTAATGTTTCAAGGGCCTGGCGTAACTACAGGAGTTCGTCTGAGATTTTGGATATGATCTTTGACGCTGATGGGTATTTTGATGGCACGAAGATCAGGCCTGAGAGTATTGAAACCATGATGCTCAGGGTAGGGTCAAGAAGTCAGCAGCTTTCGTTTAACAGCGTCATTGAGCCAAACTATGGCGGAGATCCAAATTCAATTCATATTTCAGCCGGATCGCTGGCGAATTACGGAATCGCTGATACTGTACAGAATTGGAATATAGGAGCTTCGACCTATACGCTTGTAAGTACTGGAGCATATTACATTTATGCCAGGTGCAGTAAGAGTGATGCAGCAGGAATTGTGATCTTGTCTCAGGAACAGATCACGGTTGACGAGGACGAGGATTATTACCATTTCTTACTCGGAATACTTCACTCGGTAGACGCAGGAGTCAGGTGGATATCGCTTACATATGGCTCGACTTCAATCAATGGCCGGTTTATCAGGACTGGCAGGATTATCTCTCAGGACAATCTGAACTTTTTTGATCTTGACGAGAATAAGTTTAGGGTTGGAAATCTCAATAGCGGACTGGATTGGAATGATACAGCAGAGAACACGCTGACACTGAGGGGTGCACTTGTGCAGAGTCGCTCAGGGGTCACGTCTCCGTTACCCTGTTCAAGAGGGGCTTATAGTCCTACTGCTACTTATTATAAGGGAGATACAGTAACTTATGGTGGTTCAACATGGCAGTTCATAAATGATGATTCGATTTCAGGTATAGCTCCAGGTGTTCCAATAAATTACGGAGCACTGTATAATAATTATGCAGTAAGGGATCCAAGAATGATTGCAGCAAGTGGTTGGCATGTTCCTACTGTAAGCGAATGGCAGTCACTTCTTGAATATATTGGTGGATGGGAAAACGCAGCTCCAAAACTTAAGGAAGTAGGGACTATATACTGGGCGTCTCCCAATACAGGAGCAACCAATGAATATGGCTTTAATCTGAGAGGAGCTGGATATCGGGAAACGAACGCTTATGGCGAAACCAAATTTGTTGGTTTAAGGTACACGGCTGAAATGGCTACGTCTGAAGTATATACCAGCCCATTAGGTGTTTACAGCATAGTGGTTGATTCAATGGATAGGGATGACGCCGTTTGGACACCTATGTATATTCAACAATATTCTGGTCGCTCTGTAAGGCTTGTAAGGGATATAACCTCCCTTTCTCATGGCCAGACGGGAACATATGTTGGTAACGATGGTAATGTATATCGTACGATTTGCATTGGAGACAAGGAATGGTTAGCAGATAATCTTTCAGAGAGGAAGTTCCGTAATGGTGAGGATATCCCTGTTATTACTGATGGTCCAGAGTGGAATGCAGCTACTACTGCTGGTATGTGTGCCTACAAAAATGACTGGGGATATGTTTCTGGATCACCATATTGGGTGCAGATAGCATCAGCAGGTACTAATGGTTCAAGCGGCAATTCTGTTGAGTTCAGATATGCAAAAAATGGGAGTTCTACAGTTCCGCCTGCGATTGTTGTTGCAGACCTTAATCCAGCAGGCTGGTCTACAACTCCCCCCGAAACTGGTGCACTGGAATATTTATGGATGACGCAAGCCCCTAAGTCTATTGATGGCAGTATGCTGTTATCGGACTGGACCTCACCAGTAAGAATAAAAGGAGAAGCAGGAACGCCTGGACCAGAAGGCCCAGCTGGTGCTGCAGGTCCTGTAGGTCCGTCTGGAATGTATCAGGGAGAATATTCGGAAACGAGGACTTACTATGGAAATTCGAACAGAATTGATATAGTCAGGTACAGTGATCAGTTTTATATTGCAAGAACTGACGCCCCTGGAGGCAGTTTCTCAGGAATCCTTCCTACCAACACGAGTTATTGGAATTCGTTTGGTGCAAGCTTTGAAAGTGTTGCAACTTCCCTACTTTTTGCTGAATTGGCATATGTGGATAATCTTGGGGTAAGAGTACTAAAAGGAAGTCCGGTACCTGTAGGAGATCTTGCCGGGACGGTCACGAATATTACTCCGAATATTTCACCTGAACCAGAGTGGGACCCTGATACTTACTATAATGTAGATGACAAGTGTTCAGATAGTGGTATTAATTACGTTTGTCTTATAGCAAATATAGGAGAGCCTTTAAACCTACCGTATTGGTCAACTTCGACGCCGCAACCTCAGAAACGAAAGGACAGAATCACGCTTTCCGGTACATCTGGAAGTGCTAATATAACTTCTGATGGGATCACAAGGAAAATAGACTATAGTTCAGGTGGGATTGAGCAGACAGCTGCAGACTTTGTGGTTCTGTACGCAGCAGATTGGCTTGCAGGTGGAGTGGTACTTACGTCTGTGGGTGAAGATCTTTTCTTTGAGTCATTAGTTGCGGGTCAAAACTTCACAGGAAACACAACAATAACAAACGAGCCAAATTTCTATAGGGGAAGCATCATTGTCAGAGGAAATGAGATCTGGGAGGATGACGAGGATAATGACCTATACGGGGTCGTTGCGATCAACAGGCGTGGGTATCATGGAGGTCATACGAGAAACCGGGCTACCCTTATTGGAGACGGGAAGGGGAAAACGATATTGTGCGTGACTCCGATAGATGCCGGTGGGATGTTCAAGGGCTTGAATTTGGTCAATGGAATGCCCCTGCGGTTGGCACAGATGGGTACGGCTCAAATCAATGAGTTAACGGGTAGAGAGGGAACGCTGGCATATGACATGAACACCCACTCCCTGAAGGTTTTCACTAACAATGGATGGAAAACAGTACAAACAAGTTAATTCATTAACAAATAACACATAAAGACATGGCACCAAGGAAAATAAGGGTTCTCGCAGACTCAGACAGGGTAAGTCTCGGAATCGTAAAGTTGAATGACTCTCAGGATGTTGATGGAACGACTGAATCGACACAGAGTCTTGCAATAAACGGATATGCGGTAAGGATCAAGTCACTCGACAATGCGTTCAGGTTTGCTATTGGCACAAATCCGACAGCTGTTGCGGCTGGCCCGGCAGTTGAGGCTTTGGATGAAATTCTTCAGCCCTGCCAGCCAGGTGACAAAGTGGCGATTCTTGGGGGGAAGGTTAACATTACCACATTGGGAGAGTAAAAAATGTTGGGTAATCTGAACAGATTAGGAGGGGTCAATAGGTACTCAAAGAAAAGGCCAAGGATTGACTATCTGCCGGAAGCCCTGAGAGACAAGTTCCTGTTTCTCTGGACTGGAGACTATGACGGAGACAATCTGAGGGATAGCCTTGGGAGTGACACTGTCATAACAGTCACAGGAAAGGACTGGACTACAAGGCATATTCCACAGGATACGGAGGCAACATTTTCGGTACCGGACAATGCCACGTTCTTAGCGGCAGACGGTGCAGATAACTTCTGGTTCAATGCTTCAGATGTACTGCAGCAAAAGACACATGCAAATCTCATTGCAAGCACGACGCTCAGGACGTTCATCAAGTATGCAGATTTTGATCCGTACAACATATATGCTGCCGGCATACTGAAGGCCGGGGAGGTTGTATCGGATGCTGAAAAGGTAATACTCAACAGGTACTTCAAGCTGTGGGCGAACTATTGGGGTGTGCTGATGGATTCGGGCTATACCAAGGATAACAGAATTGAGAACGATTAAACACAATACTATGAAAACGAGAGGTCTTTTAATGATAACGCTCATTCTGATATTCTTGTCAGGATGTATTGAGACAAAGGTTTATCTCGGCCGGGAGGATCCGGGGGATGAAAACGATCAGGTGTATGGGGCTGTCAATCCCACGACGATTCCTGCAGGAATTACGTGGGGGACGTTCAGGGCATACATAAATGAGAACTTCGAAGAGGTTGATCTTGCAATCGACACTTTGGATAATGGCCTGGCAGATGCGGTTGATAGTATTGCGGCTCACAGGACTGCGATCCAGCTTAGGCTTCTAAAGTCTGACAGTACCATTTTTGCTTCACAGCACGACCTTGCAACGGGATTGGCAGGTAAACAGGATACCTTCACTCTGAAAACAGTAAATGGAGCGTCTCTTATTGGATCAGGAGACATTACGATTGAGGGAGGAGCTGGTGGAACATGGGGTGGAATAACGGGGACGTTGGCCGACCAGGAAGACCTTGCTGATGCGCTTGCCTCAAAACAGGATACATCATTCAGGTTAAGTGCTATTGCATCATTGGCAGATGGATCAGGGCAGCTTACAAATGACGGCTCAGGAAATTATTCATGGGCTGCAACAGGCGGTACTGGAACAGTCACAAGTGT